TTTGACGTCCAGGGCATCGACGAATTCGTCGCAGCCATACAAACTTTTGATAGTGAGCTCCAGGAACAAGTGCGAGCCTGGCTATATGATTGGGCGCAGCGAGTGGCAGCCCAAGCAGCCAGAAACGCTCCAGTGCGTACGGGCTACCTGCAGAGCACCATTTTCGCCATGGTAAAAGACTGGGTCGCCCAAGTCGGCGCCACAGCAGTTTATAGCTATTTTGTGGAATTTGGGACTCGATACATGGCAGCCCACCCCTTCCTATACCCTGCCGTGCAGGAGTTCCTACCCGAGCTAGAGACAAATATTATAGGTGCAATCGAACAAGCAAAGAGTAGTGCAGGCCTATGAGCTTTAGAGAAATCGTCCTATCAATCCGAGCGGTAAACCGAGCTAGTACCGAATTTAACAGAATTCAAACTGACGCCCAGGCACTCACAGCTCGCATTAAGAGCTTTGGAGCTGCCCTCGCTGGCATCGGCGCAGCTGGAGGCTCCATCGGCTACGTCGCAAATATGTTCGGCATCCTAAACGACGAACAAGCCAAAGTTTTCAACGGCGCCATGATGCTTGTCTCAGTCATCGGCGTGCTCATCAGAACAGAAACAGGGCTAGCCGTAGCCCATAAAATCTACGCTGCAGCATGCGCCTTTGCCACTGCAGTACAAAACGCCCTAAACATCAGCTACGGCACCTTCCTAGCACTCACTGGCGTGGGCATTGCCGTAATTGTGGCCGCTGCAGCTGCCATGTACGCCTTTGCATCAAGCATGAACACGGCAACCGCAAGCGTCCAAAACTTCAACAGCACAGCAGCTGAAACCCCCGCACTTGTAAAAGGCATAACTCGAGCAGGCGACGCCGAGCTCCTACGTCGGGGGATTGAGTAAATGCCCGAGCCTGCAGCACCAAGCGTCGCCCTCGTTTTTGGCGCCGTAACCCCTCCCCAGGCAGACCTCATCGAGCTTATGGTCCACGTCGGCTGCAGCAAAGAAGTCGGCAGCTACGAAGTAACCCTCCAGAACTGGAACTCCAAGTACAGCCCAAGCGGAACCTACCCCATCTCAGTAGGCATGGACGGCTCAATTAGCCTAGGCAGGACGCCAAACACCCCCCTGCTCATGACGCTGCGAGTGGAAAACGTCAAGTACCAAAGCACCCCAACAGAAAACTACGTCATTATATCTGGGCGCTGCTGGGGCGAACGACTTTTCCGCAGGACAGTAACAGCCGTCTATACAGGCATGAAAGGCGAAGAAATCGTCAAAGACTTAATGGACTACTACGCAGGTCTCAGCCACACCAGGGCAGCCGTTGAGCTCGTCGAGAACACAGACACAACCTACTCTGAGCTGGAGTACGAGGACTCACCCGTTTGGGATATCCTCAAATATATCGCTGAGTCAGCTGACGACGGCGGCGTCATCGGCTTTGATTTCAGAGTTGCACCGGACGGCAAGTTTGAGTTTTTCCCCAAGAACAGCAAGAGCAACGCAACAGTAATTGTTGAGAACATCGACGACGTCGCAGATTATGAAAAAGACATCGCCCGAGTGCGTAACTACATAAAAGTGTATGGGCTAGCTGACAAATGCTATCCAACCGATAAAGTCAGCTGGACTCGCAGCCTAACACCTGCAGACGGCGCCTGGGTAGCTTCAATAGGCGTCGTTAGTCTCGAGGCAGCAGGTGCTCCGGATGGCGGCGCATGTATCAAGCTCGCTGCAGCTGCAAATTATGCAGGCGTAGTTGACATAAACTTCACTGCAGGACACGAGCCAAATATGAACCTCTACCCCATACTCGCCCTGTCACTAAAGGCAGAGGATGACTACTCGGGAACTGGCTTTATCCTGCTGCAGGACACAACCGGCAAATTTGCCTCAAAAACAATCTCAATTTCACCAGATGCAGCCTGGCACAACCTAGAAACCGGGTGCGGCAGCGCCTATGCCCCTCAATGGGAGCGAGTAGACAGCGGCTTTGACTGGACCTCAATCCTTAAAATTAGAATATCGCTTGCGTTCCCCGGCGTCGGCACTGGCGACTATTGGGTGCACAGTCTCTATGTGGGCGGGCGCCGCTTCTCTGCGATTGAGCAGGATGCAGCAAGCCAAGCAGCCTACGGTTTAAGAGAATACGTGGAGACTGATGAGGAACTCTGGAGCGATGACGAATGCGATCGCCGGGCAAACTCTCTGCTAGATGAGCTCAAAGACCCCACCGAGCACATTCACCTGGTAAGCACGCTGCTCGACTACGGCACAGACCCCATCCTGGCAGCCGATAAAGTGCATGTGCATCTGCCAAACGAGAACGTCGATGCTGACTTCAGAGTCGAAAGCGCCGAGTACAGGATATCTAAAGAAAGCCCAACTGAGCTCGAGATAACGCTGGAGCTTGGTAGGCAACCCCCGAAGCTAGCTGACTTCATGTATGGCCTGCGCTGCCATTCCCCAAACGTCGAGCGCCTAAGCAGAACAAAGATCGGTAAGCGAGGCATCCCCCTTCAAACTGGCAGGATGATACAGGGTGCCTCTCACTTTACAAGCAACGTGGAGATCGAGAAAACAGCGCCAGTGCTAAACCTCATAATTTCAGGTGCCCTCAAACTTGCCCTGGGACACGACGGCACAAACGGGATCCTCAGCTGCTACGACGGCAACCTGGTCCTCTACTCTGACGGCGGCTTAATCGTTCCCGAGGCTGACGGCGGCGCCAACCTAGGCGATACTACGTTGCTGCGCAGGTTTGGCTCTCTGCACTTAAAAAACGATATCTGGGTTGCAGGCGTCAACACTGTTGCAACTGATGGCCGAGTAGCGTTGGCAGGCATCAACAGGGGCACTGCAGGATATGTGCTGGAGGCTCAAGGCGCTGCAGCAGACGTCATGTGGGTTGAACCTGACGGCAGATATACCCCTGCAGCACATACGCATGATACGCTCATTCGCAGCAGCAACTACGTCGAGATGGATGCAACTTATCCGGTGCTGAACTTCTACGATAATGTGCCTGCTCTCGTCGGTGCAGTTGGGCACGATGGCGCCAACATGTTCCTCGTAGCTTACGACGGCAGCCTCGTTTTGTACGCTGCGACAGGTAAGATTCTGCCTAACGCAGACGGCGGCGCCAACCTAGGCGATACTACGTTGCTGCGCAGGTTTGGCTCTCTGCACCTGAAAAACGACCTATGGGTAGCAGGCGTCCAAACCATCGACACAAACGGCAGAGTTACTCTGGCAGGCTTCGCTCGAGACACTGCAGGATATGTCCTGGAAGCCCAGGGTAGCGGCTTCTATCCGATGTACGTCAACCCTAACTATCGCTACACCCCAGCCTGGCACACCGACCACGCAAACGTCTAACCCTCTGGAGGCGCCGATACAGGGCAAGTCGGAAACACGACGACCTATTGGAACGTAATCGCAACAAATAGCCTCTGGAATAAAGCTCAAAGCGGTTTCGCATGCGAGCGAGCCCTCAGCGATACCCTCGTCGAGCGCAACATCCAGAGCAGAGAGGCAGCCGAAGAAATCCTCACGCATGAAATAACCAAGTCCTGGCGCCACATGCCCTACGACCTCAAAGACAAAACAGGCAAAAACATAATCTGCACGTGCGGCAAATCAGCCCTTCAACCCTGCCCCGAACACCGCAAAGAATGGGAAGACCGCTATCTCGTCAACCTCAGCGCTCAAAACGAAGCTGCAGCCTACCTCGTCCTGGAGCTCAGCGCCGACGTCAGACGCCTAACTTTGGAGCTAGAAGAGCTGCGAGACTTGATGAAGCAAAACTTAAAAGGAAAAGCAGCCGACACAGTAACAGAGACGCCGACCGTAGCTTAACCCGTTTTCGAAGCCTTCTCCTTTCTCCTCGACGACGGCAAGCAAAGCCCTCGGCGTCCCTTTCCCCTAAACATTTGTCCAAACATAGAGCTGTGGACCCTGCAGTCTGCGGCTAGATATCCGGAATTTCTCTAAACAAACGTCTGGCTCTCGATATGGTAACTTTTAAAACAGCAGCCAAGAATACTCAGCGCTGGAGGCAAAAACAAATTGGAAATTGAATTAATCGCTCTCGCCTTTATTGTCCTAGGTGCAGTCGCTCAAACAGTGCTCCAGTATTGCGCAAAAATTCTCCAAGCTACAAAACCGATAACTTTCGACGCCAAGTATGCTGCAACGCTCATCATTGCTATTATCCTCACAATCTCCGGTGCTCTCGCTGTTTTCATGGTGTGGCCTATTCCCGTTGGGCTTCCCGTCGCCTACATTGTAGCAGCTGCTTTTCTCGCTGGCTTCGCTGTCAACGTCGGAACAAACCTTACTCTCAACACTTACCAGGCAGTGCAAGAAAAGAAACAAGGAGCCTAAGCCCATGGTAACTAAGGCTCAAAGCGTCGCCATAATTGCAGGCGTGGCGACCCTCGTCGCAGTCGCAGCAATCGCAGCTATAATCTATTTTCAGTACCCCATAAGCTCGCATGGCTCCATTCGCTCGGTCGGCTGCCAAATCTACGGCAACCCTGAACAGACGGCAGTCATAAGCGCCATTGATTGGGGCTCCATCAGCCCAGGTGATTTTAGCAACGTCACAATATGGGTAAAGAACAACGGCACAGCTCCCATAAACTTAGCACTGGCAGCCTCAAACTATTCCCCTGCAGCAGCTCAGCAATACCTTAACCTCTCCTGGAACTACGCAAACCAAACAATCGCTCCAGGCGCAGCGCTGCCTATTGAGCTTAAACTTGCAGCGTCAGCGCAGACAAAAGGCTTCACTGAGTTCTCTTTGGACATTACAATCACCGCTAGCGGGTGATTTTCCCCTTTTTTATTTTCTGCATGTAGAAAAGTAAAACTAACGTAAAACTTTTAAAGCAAACTTGACACATTAGACAATAGCGAAAATGAAGCTGGCTAAGCTCTAACGCTAAGGCGACTAGGTGTAGAGTCTCGTCTACTAGGTCTAGTCTCTCAGCTCGCATGACAGCTGGGATAAACTTTACCGTTAGCTAAAAACGCTCAAGGCGTCTGCGAGAGCGCCCAGCGCTAAACTTAGCGATAAAACGCTTCAAGGCGTCTAGAAAGTAGCCCCAGGCTAGCCTCAAGCCTTCTAGCTTTTCAGCTAAAAGCACAAGGCTGCAGTCAGTTACTTGCTTCAAGCTCGTGCGTGGGCATCACATAGTTTTTTGCTATTTACTCCTGCAAGTTGACGCCCTAGCGACGTCAACGCAGAGCGAGGTATAAAATATGTCATCAATAGACGAGCAAAACATAAACCTCAACTCCCCTGCAGCGCCTGAAAAGGCGGTTTTTTCTGCTCAAACAAGCATCGGGCTTGGCAAACCCGACGAGACCTGGGCTAAGCACAACCTCTACCAGTATCCTATAACTTTCAACGGCGCACCGACCCGGGCAAAAATGATTATCCGAGACCGAGTAAAAGAGGATGCGACAAGCGGAACTTTTAACGACGTCGAGGAGCTCATCGCCATAGCAGGTCAAGGCTATAATCTGCTGCCAAACGAGGAAGTTCTCGACGTAGCCAACCAAGCAGCCAAGCTCGCAGGCTTCGAGCCGTTTTTCGAGCGCCTAACAAAAGGCGACTGGAGCCTCGGCAAAGTAAACGGCCACGTTCTCTGCAACAACAAAGAAACCCAAATGCACGCTCTCTATATCCCAACTGAGACCAACAAACACGCCTGGGAAGAATCAGAAGTCGGCAAAGTCGTGCGAGTAGGCGTTGACGTCGTTAACAGCATCGACGGCAAAAAGAGCTTCGGCATCGGACTTTTCAGTTTCCGAGCGGCTTGCACAAACGGCGTCTTATTCGGCGGCAAGCAAGAAACAGCGGTCCACTACGCCCACACTAAAAGCCTTAGCAGCGTCGTAGAGCAGCTCAAAACTCTATTCGTGCAGCAAATGGATAACGCTCGGCTTATCCTCGAGAACTATCAGCGCTTAAACCGAGAGAAGCTCCAGAAAAAAGACGTTGAGCTCCTGCAGCGAGTTCGCCTGCCTGAAAAAATACTCCCAGCCTACGTTGCCGATGAGGAGCAAGTCAAGCAGGAAGCATTCAAAGACGTCACCAAGTGGCAAGCCTACAACGACATAACAGCTCAAATCTGGCACAACCCCAAAAACGACCTCACAGGCAAAGAGTTTCAATTCAACCAACTACACAAAGCCATCCCCGTCACCCTAAAGGTTCGGTGAGCAGACATGCAGAAAAACCCCATTAAACTTAGCTGCGGCGACTGCGGACACGCAAGTGTCTGCAAAATCGCCCCTAACGTCGAAAGCATGCTCGCAAGCCTATTTCCCAAAGAAGGCAAACTTAAAGCCGTCTGCCAACCCGAGGACTTCGCTAACATCTGCGGTGCCTTTATTCCAAAAAGTCAGCTAGCCGAAGCCGAACATCTCAAAGAAGCTGCAGCCTCAGAGCTAGCAGCGGAGGCGCCACCGACATGAGCCACGAAGTTAGTCTCACTCCAGAAAACCACGGCTACACAATCCGCTTAGTTAAACGCAGCTTCCAAAACGTCGAGGGCAAAGGCTCAGTCGAAACAGCCGAGACAGTCGGCACTCTAATGATAGAGTACGACAAGCAAAAAGCCGAGGCAGCCTTCGAAATCCTCAACACCTTTATCGCCACTGCAGTACAAGCAAAAATAATTCCAGAAGAAGCCTTCCGCTATAGGCCTCTGAGAAGGTAATGTCATTATGAGCGAAATAATCCTTACTGAGAAGCAAGCAGCGCCATTTCGTGCTATGATAACAAAGCATCTCTGCTGCGATAGGCGCCACAAACCCCCTTTTAGCGAAGTAAAACTCACCTATGAGCCAATACGTGCATATCCTCATAGCGGCGGCTGGAAAGTTCCAGGACTCAAAGGCGACCCCGACGAGGATGGGCGCTACTGGCTCTATATCCGCTGCCCTGGTTGCGGCTATGAATGGGCGCTCTGGAAGCTCGGCGTCTCTCGAGACTTCGACCCAACAACTTTAAGCCTAGACGATTTTAGAACACGATTTAACAGCAGCTGGGAGACAGCGCCTGGCATGTCTCAAAAAGAGCTCCAAGACTTCTACGACGCCTACAAAAAATCGGGCAAAGACTTCGAGGACTGGCTAAAGGAGCTCTAATATGTGGCCTGCATCTGTACCTAAGTGGCTTTTTGACCTTTGGTGGGCTGAGCTCGTCAGCCTACCTGATGGCTGCCCTGCCGATTTATTTGTCGAGGCAAGCGACCACGTTTTCCATCGTTCAATGGAGCCGACTTTTGACCGCAAAACTCAAAGCTACCCTCAAACAGAAATTCGCCCCATGGCAAAAAAGCAGGTCCAGGAGCGCCTAGAGTCGGAGCGGCAATATGGCAGCTATCGAGAGCCACGAAAAAACCTGCATGGAGAGTATCGAAATGAGCCAGGCAACTAAAGAGCGCATAACTATTCGCTTAACAAAGCGAGACCTAGACGGGCTGCAGCAGCTCGTAACAGACGGCTTTTTTAATAGCCGTAATGAGGCTGTCCGCACAGCCATAAGAAACCTGATTGCGGAAAAAGCTATTGAGAGAGGCAAAAACTTTGATAAAAAATGAAAAAAATGCTGAATTAGCACGTAAGTTTATGGCTGAGTTGCCCGAGCAGCTATCGCCGCAGCTTGGCTCTACCGAGAACGAAAAAGGTCAGTTGAAGGTTTTTCCCCTGCCTAGATATTCAAAGCTGGAGGGTAACGACATTGGGTTGATAACTCAAATTGCCCGAAGCTACTTTAAAGGCGATTATGTTAATTCTGGCAACGGCTTCTATTGGCTATTTCCAATTCCAGACGTGCAGCTGCCAGCGTCGCCACTGGATAAGACCGAACAAGACATCAAGACAGCTCAGAACGTCGGCGCCACGTCTAACGTATTTGGCGAGCATGTGACGCCGCCTGCTGCAGTTCCGATCGGAACGGCGCCAGCTGCTGGCTCTCCAGTTGCTGCAGAGGTAGCGCCAAATGACGCTAAGCCCAGCGCAGCTCCAGAACCCCCAAAGCCAGCTCCGCAGGAGAAGCCTAAAGAGGAAACGCCCAAACAACCCTCGCCTTTAAGCGTGTTCATGGAGCGGTACTGCAGCACGTGTGCAGACCAAAGCGACGGCTGCAACCCTAAAAACGCTGCAGGCAGGGAGAAGATGCAGCGCTGCTTTGAAGTTTTGCAGCTGCTTTTCCTCGGCGACATCAGAGATAACCTGCTAAAACCTAAGCCATATTTTAATCGGCGAGGCAGCCCTAGCCGACCGCAAGCTCAGCAGCCAAATAGCCAGCCCCAGCAGCCAGAGAGCTATTTCATAGAGAACGGCGTAGTTTGGGCTAAAAGCCAGACAGGCAGCGGCAAACCCTGCGATAAAGCCTACCAGGATAAGAACAGCAAAGATGGCGCCTTAACAGCTGAGTTCCAAAAGCTCCAGGCAGAGGTCGGCGACAAAAAAGGATTTGGCGGCTTCTACTTCTA